TGTGCACCTTGGTGGAAGACCCTATTCCACCTTTTTACCCAGAAGAAGCACCTGTCGCGAGAGTACCATTGGTTGTTTATGAGTGGGAAGGTCCAATGCGATGTGTCCACACAGAGTTATGTCCATGTAACCTAAGGTTGAAATTTAGGCCTTCATTGCAAATTGAGTCAATTCTGATACCGCGTGTAATGGAAAATCGGATACGAAGTGCTGAGGAGATGATCCAATTAACCGTGTCACATATGGAGTCGTTGTTCATAATTCGAAACAATGTGATAATACAGAAATATCAAGGATTATCACAGGATATTAAAATACGGAATGCAATAAAAGCTACAGGGCATACAAACATTCACGAAATTCTGGCTCCAGCAACTAGGACTGTTACTGCCGAGGATGATCCATTACAGATTCCTACTCGAGAGGTGGAACGAGCAGTGCGTCTTGCAGACATAGAGGTGTACCGTGAGTTATACGGGATAGATAAATCTTATGTGTGGTATTCCAAAGAAGTGTTTCGACCTCTTCCTCAATTGTCAAATTATAAAAGTGAAAGGGATGGGAAGGAAGTTCCCTCACTTTTATCATTGGTGTTGAGATCACACTCTAATTATAATAAGTCGTTTGGAGGCACTAATGGACGTCCACATGTTATTTCAGCTATGAGAGGAATGGAAGATGAAAAAGTTGTCAGAATAATTGCAAAACATAGCAGACCAACAGATGTTATCACGGATAATTTAAAAAAAGTAATGACACATGTACCAGAAGCTCTTGATTACCTGTATGATACAATTGGCACTCGTGATAAATTTGGAACCTTTGATCCCATAGTAACAATGGATAGAGTGAAAGATATGTATCTTGGAGCATCGGCTGGTTTCTTTTTAGAAAAGCCTAAAATAATACGAGTGTCAGACTCAGTGATAGTGGAAGTAAAAGCAAGCAACAAAAAAATACATGCATTTGAGGCAGTGTTAGATGCATCACATAATTTTTGGTCAGGTAAGAACCCTCCTCCTGTAGTGTTTACTCAATCATGGAAAACGGAAACAAAATATTCCTGGGTAGATCAATTGTTCACCGAAGCATGGGAAAAATTTGTTGGTAAGGCACGAACCTTTGAAATTGGAAATATGTTCTTTATAGTTCAAGAAAAAGTGTGTCAGACAGTGCGGATGTTGCTTGAACGATGGGGCGGCATCTGTATAGGTATGAAATGGGCTAGAGGGGGAGCTCATGAATTTGCTAAGCAGTTCGGAATAAAAGCTGGATTGGAAACTAAGAAGAAATTGGGTGATGGCGATTTCTCAGCATTAGATCAAACAATACATTATGTGTTTTTACAACTTTTTT